GAGGGGCTTCTCCTGACGTTGGCGAAGCGGTGAAAGAAGCTCCAGGTTTCGTATTGCCCGTTATGCCCCCATCTGCGCTGACTTGGATCACCTGCGTAGCCACATCTGAAAGTCCCTGTACGTCGGTGGCCGTGAGGATGACTGTGTATGCGCCCGCACTAGAATACGTGTGAAGAACCACGCGACCGCTTCCGCGACTGCCGTCTCCGAAGTTCCACATGTACGAGATGACGGCACCGTGATCCGATGAGGAGCCAGATGCATCGAACTGGACTGTCAGTGGAGGGACCAAGTACGAGTGGGGAGATGCGACAAACAAGGCTGACACACCTGTGTCGGGCTCATATGGAGGGAGGATAGTGATGGTTTCCGTTGATGATGAAGCCCTCGCCCCGTCATCTGTGACTACAAGAGTCACGTCATACGTTCCGCTTGCCGTGTAGGTGTGTGTCACGGCCTTGCCAGTGCCGTTACTCCCGTCGCCAAAGTCCCACTCGTATTTGACGATGATTCCGTCTGGGTCATGGGACGCCGATGCGTCGAACCCGACCTCGCAGGGAGTGGACCGTTGGGATAAGACGAACGTGAACCCGGCAACCGGAGGCGAGTTGAACAAGAGACACCCGCCGCCTACGACCAGCAAGGCAAGGCACAGAAGGAGCGACCCCACAATCCGGAGCTTCTTTCGCCTAATCACAGGACTCCAAGTATAGGATTAGTGATCGCGCGCACCAACTCGAAGTGCATAGGCCCGAGAGACCACGATGCCGGGTCTCGCCGCCGCCGATCGGGATGCCGCCGGGCTCACCCCGGAGGGAGCCCCCCCCAATCCCGTTCCTTGCCGCGAGGCGATTCTCGGGGCATCTCATTCGATCGACGGCCGCGTACGCCCGGCGGCCCCCCAGCAGTTCACAGTGCAAGGTCGTCAGCATCAACGTGGACGCGATTCGGTCCCCCATCGGTCGGCCGTCCTGGGTAGTCTGGATCGTCATGATCGATGATTGACCCATCCGCACGCCTGTACTCGGTCACCACGAGCACGAGCGGTCCGCGGCTGCCGGTGTCCACTTTGTGCTCGCGCTTGTCGCGCCAGTCCGCTGGCCGGCGGTTCTTCAACCAGAAGATGCACGCCGTCGTGTCGGGCAACGCGACCTTCTCCTTGGACCCTTCGAGGTACTTGAACCCTTTCGCCCGGCGCAGGAGCGCTGCCTCGACCTCGTCGTCCGGTGTCGCCTTGCCGCCCTTTAGGGACTCCGAGAACTCGGGATGGACCTTGCGCCACTCGTACAGGGTGCTGGCCTGGATCCCGATCTCCTCGGCGATCTGCTCGTCGGTGAGACCGGCCTGGGCGAGCCAGAACGCAAGCTTCGGGTGGTGCTTCGGATCGTAGAGCGAGGGGCGGCCGACCTTAGCCATGGAGCGCCTCCTCTCCATCCGCGCGCTTGCTTCGTGCCCGTCTCACCGTAAGCTGTGCATGCAATGAAAGAGAAGAAGATCGACACGCTTCTCGCGCACATGCGAAGCGGCGACTGGCCACGGGCCTTGAGCCTTGCGGCATCCTTTCCGCGTCTGGGCGAAGAGAGGGCAGCCATCGTTCGAGCCCACGAGATCCTTGCGCATCCGGGCTTCTACGCCCAGATCGGGCGTGATGAGGACAAAGTCCTGCGAGATGGAATCGCCGCGCTACGCTCGCGCTACGCATCACGGCTCACCGCCTGATCCCGCATCCTCAGCCTCGGCGAACCCGAGTGGATCGCCCGCCTCGACAGTGCCGATCGCCTGCGCTGCCTTCTTCGCATCGCCCTTGACGAACACGAGAACGTTCTGGTGGGTCTTGCCAAGCTTGCGGCTCGCCTCGAACTGGTGGCCGACGCGCACCGGCAGGCTGCCGAGCTGGGTGACGAGAATCGCCTCGTTGTAGTAGGCGAGCCCGGCATCGCGGAACGCCTGGACGGTGTCGCCGACGAAGTTGTGGTAGTGGCCAGTCTTCTTTTCCCTCACCTCGCCCACGACGAAGCAGGCGAAGCGATCAGGCTTCAAGAGCCTACACGTCTCGGCGACGATCGCCGCGTAGTCGCGCCGGAAGTCGTCGTACTCAAGCGTCGAGAGATCGGCGGGGTCGTCGCTATACACCTCCAGATCTGCATAGGGGGGACACGAGAAGATGAAGTCAGCCTCAATACCCTCAGCGAGCGATGCGATGTCCCTGCTGTCCCCCACGTGCCAGACCGGGAGCGGATCGGCTCGCATTGACGTCGCACGAACCCCGACCACCCAGAGGCAATCACCGGGTTTGAGGAACGGCAGGCATTTCGCCTCGTAGATCTCGTCTAGCACAACATCCCCCAGGCTCGTGTCTGGCGCTGCGGCATGGTAGTCGAGGGAGGAGTGCTCAAGAGTGACCATCTTGCGCCAATCAGACGGCGCGTACTTGTCGAGGCGCTTGGTCGGATCGGCCCCGACGCATACCGCCAGCACCGGGACGTTCACGCTGTAGTCATGCAACCCCCAAAGCACTCCTGCGAGCGACATCCCCGAGCCTACCGGCACAACGAGTCGCTTGGCCTCCCTCGGCAGATTCTCGACCTGTCGTCGCGTCTGCGTGACCGCCTCCTCGCACTCCATGCCGAACGGGATCTCGGTCCAGCCGAGGCGATGCGCATCCTCCCTCGCCCTGGCGATGATGACGTTGTTGTACCCCGCCTTGTGTTGAACGACTTCGGCACCGCACTCCTGCGCCTGCCGGACTTCAGGCGACAGTTCGCCCGTTGGCGTATGAACGTGGCAGGGCAAGCCCAGTGCCTTGGCGATGTGGGCGACGATGTTCACCTGCGGGCTCTGTCGGGAGCCTGCCGTTACGAGTCCCTGCGCTCCCTGTGCCAGCGCCCAGCATGTCCGCGCCTTGCCACCCGGAACACCAGCGACAGCAAATAGGTCGTCGCGCTTGAGCCATACGTCACCAACTTGTTCCACCGGAGTCAGATCGTGCGGGTCGCTGATCGTCAGACCAACACCGGAGCAGATCGCCTCGGCTTGCTCGCGGTTCGCCTCGATCTGCCGCTCGCTCAGGTCAACGCCCACATACTGACGCCCCAGCTTCGATGCAACGATGCCGCGCACCGAGCCGCCGGCGAACGGATCGAGCACCGTCCCGCCCGGAGGGCAGAACCAACGATAGGCGAGTTCGCAGAGGACAGGATCAAAGATTGAGGTACCCGACTGCACCGCCGCGTTGGGGTAGGCGGCGTAGAACTCGTCCCACGAGACCTTGCGGCCGACAGCGGCCTCGTGGCGGTTCTTGGCGTTGTAGACCGAGACGGGCTGCGCGCTGCTGGAGAACGTCAAGCCGCGCTTCGTGCCGTCTCCTTCGTTGCCGCGTCCAAGCTCGCTCTGAAGCCCCAGTGCAAGCCACGACCTCTTGCGCGCCTGCCACCAGCCCTCGCGGGCGTTCAGGACCGAGAACGGCGGAATCAGGAACCGCTCCGCCAGCGAGACGCTCTCCGGCACACCACCTACGGACTCGGGCACGAGCGGCGCGAACCCCATCGCCTCGAAGTCGATCTCCTCGACCTCGGCGAGCAGCTCGGAGAGCACCACTTCGTCCCACTCAGCGAGTGTCGCGATCTGGTTGTCGGCAAGCGCCAGCGCCTTGCGGCGAGGATCGTCGGTCGCCAGATCGACCCGGCGCACGACGACGAGTTCGTCACCCTTCGTCGCGATCTCTCGGACGGGGATGCCGAGTTCGCGTGCCTTTTCGTATACGGCATTGCCGCCAATGACGACGCCCTCTCGATCGACGACGATCGAGCGACCGGCGCCCAGATCGCGCAGCGATGCGGCGACAGCCGACAGGTTCTGCTCCGGGTGCCGGCGAGCGTTGCGTGGATCGAGCGTGTAGTCGGCAGCGGCTGTCGTTTGCTCTTGTGCTGGCTTCGCTCTGACCTTGCCCTTTCGTGCCTGCGTCATTGGCGGCCTCCTCGTTTCGCCCAGTACGCCAGGAGTAACGCATCCGAGCGGTGGTGATCCTTCTTGCGATTGAGTTCGATGTCGGGAAACAGACGGCGCGCCACGGCCAGGCTCCGGCTCTTCGGGTCCGGCCCGTCGGATGGACGCACCAGACCGCGCTGCCACTCCCGCGGCGTAACAAGGAGGTGGGGAATACCAAGCGCCGCGAGGATCCCCAGCCACTCGCCAAACGATCGCCCAAACGTGAACACCGAGCGCACGCCCTGCCCCGGTCGGCTCGATGCTGCTTCAATCGCCACAAGCTGGACGTCGTAGTCGATCAGCCAGCCTTGGAGCGTTCCGGTGATGTCCCTGGGGTTGCCGGGGTAGTCGGCCACCCGCGACTGGCTTGTCTCCGGTACCAGTGCCATCGCGCCACCAATTCCCGGATCAACGCCAATCCATGCATACTCAGACATCGTCATCGCCCCCTGCAAGAACGTGGTTCCCCGTGTTGGTTTCCCAGCCAAGGCTGGTTTCGTCAACCTTTGGCTCGTCACGGTCTGCATCGAGATCGACCCTCAGATTGGGCTTCACAGCCTCACTTGGCGGCGTAGCAGAGAGCTGCTTCAGAAGCTGACGAGCCCACCAGATCCGGTTGCTGCCGGAGGGTGGCGGCGGGGATCTTCGCAGGGCATCGATCGCATCGCTCCACAGGCGGAGGGGCGCATGAACGCGCCACCAGAGGGCGTCAAGAATGGCATCTGCTACGTCGGGTCGAGCGATGCGTCGTACCCCCGCTGATAACTTGCACTTCTCGGGATGGGTCGGTTCCCGGTTCAGATCAGCATTTCTCAGCCAGTCAACTAGCGAGGCTGTCGACTGAGAGCCGCTTGGCAGCGGGTTGTGGGGGGAGTGGAGAGGGGCGCAGCCCCTTTCCGAGCAAGCGCGGAGCGTAGAGAAGCTTCTGGTTGTCTCTGGGCACGAAGTGCCTTTAGCGGTTTGGTTGTTGGGTTTTGGATTCTGTCTCATGGTGCAGGGGCGAAGTTGGTCCAGTGCGGGAGGTCTCGTCGCAGTTCCAGTTTGAACTTTCCTCGCATCGGGGGCATCGAACACTTTCTTCGGCTGACGGCGCAGCCCACGGCCTTCGTGCTTCCACCAATGGGCGACGGACGGAGGGGCGAACGTGAAGCGGCTGCCCCGGCCTCTCCCGCCGCGCTGCCGACCGGAGTATCGGCAGAAGAAGCCAGTATCCATCGCATAGTGGAGCGCTCCGTTGACCGTCGAAGAGGAGTACGGACGACCTGTCGCGGGGTTCATCTCGCGGCGCAGGCAGACTTCGATCTTACGGCTGTCACTGTCTTCAATCCGCGCAGACCATCGCGAAAGCAGTATCTCGATGGAGCTTGCGGTGCGTTCGGGCTCCCGGCGGATGGGACCATTGAAGGACCAGAGCACACGAAGGTGGGTCTTCTTGCCCTGGCCTCTGCCTACTCGCTCGACCAGGTTCCGGCGCTCCAGGTACCCGAGGGACCGCCGGACCGTCGTGGGAGAACATCCACTCGCAGCTCCAATCAGGCTGAGCGGCAGGCTGACCGTGCTTCGCAGCCCGTCGCTTAGCTCCGCTACGACATCCGCGTGTTCAACCAGACTCACAAAGACCCGGGTTGTCGAAAACCGTGCAGAGACGAATACATCGGGGAAGCGACGCGGTCGAGCATCAAGGAGCCAGCCGGCTTGCTCAACACCAGTTGGAGGAGGCGATTCACAGCACGCGCTGGTCACCGACCGTTTCTGTGTGGCACTCTTTGTTCTCATGGGGAAGGTCATGTACTCCTTCCCCTGCCTACAGCACGGAGACTAGGTGGGCAATCTCCTCAGGGCTGAGCGTTTGAAGCTCGTCCAAGAAGGCCCACCTGAGCACCGAGACGGACGGAAGAGATCGCGTCATTCAGCCATCCGGGAAGGACGGGGATCAAGAGGATCCCGCATGCCGGGCTCGATCCGATAGGCGATCGAATCGCCGACGAAGTCGACGTGACGATAGACCTCCACCCCGTATGGGTCGGGCAGCGAGTGATCGTCCTCCGCGGCGAGCGTACGAAGCGAGAATAGCAGGGCCGTCCCGACCACCGGCCGGATCGTCATCTGTCGTATCTGTGCTCCTCCCTCGTGGACATCACCGTTCGGCGAGTATAGCGGGGCGTCGTCGAAGCGGGAGGTCGCGCGAGCAACGCGAGGGTCAGGCCTTGCAATCGCGTATCCCCGCCCGCTCGCCCGATCTCGCCATCGGGACTCACGAGGGTCTCTCCGCCATCGTCGCCGAGGAAGTGCCGTCGGACGTCCGGTCCATGGAGAGCGCGCGTTGCCAGGGTCGGAACAGAGCGCAAACCGCAGCGCGATGCACGTGATCCGCGCATCGCCGCGTGATTGGTCGCGGTAGGGACGCCGGTTGCCCGGCGCCCCGCACAGATCCCAGCGTGCGGAACTACCGCACTGGGCTCCTGCCTCAGGTAGTGACGCACAGGCGTCGATCGGAATCGGGATGTATGATCCGCGGACTGGGCAGCCAACGGTTGATCAGCCGCCTCATCCGGTCCCAGTTCACCCTGCTTCTCTGGCTGCGACGCCGAAGCGCCCCGAACCACAACCAGGCTAACTGGTAGCGAAACTGATTCAGCGCGTGCTTGTTGCCAGGTACCCCAAAGTATCGGTAGTGCCCTGTCAGCACGGATGTCAGCCATCGACCGACAACAAGAACCGGAAGATGCATTCGCCGCCTGAGCTCCACCTTCAGCTCGCTCCATTTGGCACGCATCCGCTCGACCATCGTCTGCCGAATCACCTGAAACTTCCCGCTCCTGGTCTTGCCACAGATGTGGGTCATCCCAAGAAAGTCGAACGTCTCAGGTTTCCCCTTGCCACAGCGTCTGCGGTTCTCTGCCGCAAAGCGGCCAAACTCGATCAGACGCGTCTTCCCCGGGTGCAGTTCAAGGTCGAACTCGCTTAACCGCTCCTGAAGCTCCCTCCACCTCCTCCGCAGACAGCGGCGCACCACCGCCCTTGTTCGAAAGCTTCTCCGGTACTACGGAACGGTCCGACTTCCCGTTTTCCGCAAGGTGTGCTTCGATGCTCGCCCGGGGTCTCACGACCGCGCAGGACCTGGAACGCACAAACCTCGCGCTAACGGTGCGTCCAGTGTTGCCCCTCGTCTGTCTTGACAACGGAGGCACCCTGAAGTCTTGGGGCCAATTCCACGGCTCAATACCCGGCTCGCATCTGCCCCTGTCAACGCTTCACCAAGCTCCTCGCGGACGTTTCGGCGCATGACTCGGGGAGACACAGAGTGGGTCGCTAGCCCTTCCCTGTTCTGGACTCTCACCATCTACACACCTCCGGCTTTTGACAACGCACCAAGATCCTCACCAAAGGGCGTCAGTGGGCAGTCAGCCAGACGCCGAGCAAGCGAGGGGCGGAATGGACCGCGAGGTTTCTGCATGGGGATCGCCCGCTGCCCTAGGTAGACGGCAGGTTTCTTCTCTTGTCCTCGTACATCCGCGTGTCAGCTTCGGCAAGGACTTGCTCGATCGTTCGACCGCACCCTGAACTCCAGTGAGCGCTACCGATGGCAAGAGTCACGGGGAGTTCCAGCAGCGGATTCGTCATGTTCCTCTGGGCAACCTCCGCCAGAATGCGATTCTTGACAAGGGCGGTTTCGCCGTTGGTCTCTGAAAGGATGACCAGGAACTCGTCGCCTCCGTAGCGGACCAGGATATCGGACGCACGGACGCTGCGTTGGATGACTACTGCCACCGCCTGAAGCACCTTGTCGCCCATGGTATGGCCGAATCGATCGTTGATCTCCTT